GTAGCGCCTATAGAAGCCCCGCTTGTTGTAGCGGCTCCAGCACCTACAGTTACGTTGTAAGTTCCTTTGTCGAAATAAACTAGTCTGGCGACAACGCCTCCGCCTCCGCCGCCACCTGCATACCCCTTATACCGTTCATCCGCGACACCCCAGTTGGTATAGTTAGATTGCGCCCCTCCACCAGAGCCGCCACCGCCTACCAGCAATACAGTGCACCACCCCTCTTGAGTGATGGTCAGAGTTCCGCTTGAAGTAAAAGCCTCTACGGTATCGTTGCCTACGGTGGTAGTTGAGCCGCTTGCACCGCCGCCTCTGCTACCATCCGCATACTCCATACCGGCTCCGCCGGCTCCGGCGGCGGCTTGGATGATTTTTACGGAAGATCGACTCATCCCAGAGCTTGTCCCGCCGTAAAGCCGTAGTAGGTAGTGCCACCGTCGTGCGTGATAAACACGAAGTAATCGACCGCGTTAGCCGTAGCGGTTAACGTAGGTGCTGTAGCCGCAGGCCAATCGACTGATCCGGGCCATGTCACGGAGTAACCAGAAGCACTTCCGTCCTGTACGATCTTCAGCGTAAAAGCAGATACCTTGCCGCTGGCGGCTGGGTTGCTAAAGGTAAACGTGGTGTTTTCTGTGAGCGTGTGGCTAAAGTTAGTGCCGTCACGCAGGTTTACCGCCGTAGCATTAGAGCTAGATGACACGGCGTTATATTCTTCCGATATCCCGTTGTCGAATGTCACTACGCCATTTGCGTCGGCGGTGACTGCCTTGCTCGCCTGAGACGTGCCGAGAGTCGTAATATCGAGATAGTTAATCTCAGCCGTTGTGGCCGTCACCCCATCCAGAATGTTTAGTTCCGACGCGGTGGAAGTAACGCCATCTAAAATGTTTAGCTCTGCCGTAGTAGAGGTGACACCATCAAGGATGTTTAACTCTGCCGTAGTAGAGGTCACGCCATCTAGGATGTTTAGTTCCGCCGCGGTGGACGTTACGCCTAGATTAGACAGTGCTGTTACCGCACTTGCTACGTCAGACAGATTGTTTGCCGCCAGCAGTGCATTGGCTACGGCAAACGTCTCGTAAGCGATGATCTCTACCGAGTCGCCGGTTGTAGCTCCAGAGGCAAGAACGACGGAAGACCCGTTGGTTGCGGTAACATCTGTCCCTACAACCAGCTTGGCTCCATTAAGGTAAACGTCTACATACCCTACGGTATATGTTGCAGAAAACGTGGTCTGGCCGGACGTGGCCGTGGCGCTAGTTCTGGTATAAGCGAATTGAGCACCAATAGACCCCCACGCAGACCCGTTGTAACCCTCAAATCCAGACGTAGTGCTGTTGTACCTAATCTGCCCTTGAGCCGGTGTTGGGCGCTGTCCGGTTGTGCCCACAGGAAGTTTGAGGGCGGATGTGCTGGTGACATTGACAGCCCCAGCAAAATTAGCATCTCCAGAGGCGTCAAGAAACACTGCTTTTCCAGCAGGGTAGTTAACAAACACTTCCTTGGTTCCTGCTGACAAGTTAACAGCAGAGCCGCTGTTAGAGCTAGCAAGGACCGTGGTCCGCGTTATAGAGTTGCCGCCAGACGAAAACGTACCTAGCCCTACCTCAAAGGCGTTATTGGTGTCATCGATAATGGCGTAGTAAGTTGTGTCACCATTGGACAACGCAGACGAAAACGTAACAAAGTTAGTCTCCGCGCCGGCAAGCGTAATAGCCCCCGTGCCTGTCGTAGTAGTGGTTTCTTTTACGCGATCAGCAACAACCAAGGCCATGATTAAGCAATCCGAATAATGGCGTTAGAGGCATCCGCAGTAGGGAACACAATAGTAAAATCACCAGCACTAGAAGACTTGTCAGAGCCAAAGTCCAGAACAACAATCGTGTCTGTGGTGCCAGAACCACTGCCTGTCGTGGTGTTGTATATAAGTGCTCCACGCGCCGTCAGGGTGCTACTGGAGAACGTGAGATCGGCAAAGTCGGTAAGGGCCGTTGTTCCTGACGTGGTAGGAGTAACATTAGTCAGCGTGCCGCCACCCGCAGAATACCCTGTACCGCTGATCTCGTTGCTTGTGGTGTAGGCGGTCGTGGCCGCGTCAAAGCTCGCGCTGTTGGTGTACATTGCTAGCTTAAATGTATCACCCGAGCTATTTGTAAAATCGTGTTTCGCCTGTAGCAGTTGTTGCTTAAAAGACGTACACATATAGTTTCCGCTAAAAGCCATATCACATTCTCCTGATAAGTTCGGCTAGATCTTTTTGCCCTGCATCAACAAGGGCGTTATAGACTGTGGTTCGGTCGCTATTTGCGGCCTCTTTCATGTAAAAAACAAGAACCGCTCTAATGTGATCCTTGAATGCCTGCGCCTGTGCCCGTACCTCTGGCAACGCAGTATCAGCTACCGAGACGATCTTATCTAAGCATCTCTCAGCAATCTCTTCTGGGGTAAAGCCTCTGTTTTTTGTCGTATGAACGACAACACTACCGACTTCAACGTCGGTACTAACGCTCATCATCCTCTAGATTCCCTTACCTCGCCGCTACGATAACTGTCTGTCGTGCTGTACCCCTCACCCAGCCGCTCCAGCTTTAGCAGAGCATCCGCGTACCTTTGAGCATATAACTGCATTAGGTCGGGATCGCCTTTCAAGTATGTGTATGCCTCAACAAGACATCCGTACAAAAGCGTGGACTCTGCGTTGGTACCGAGCCAGCTTGTGCCGTCTCCAGACGCGGTGATTGAGGTGGGCTTGTGGAAATAATGAAGCTCTGCTTCATAGGCAGAATCAGGGGTGGGGCCGAGAATAAACGCGGTGCGGCTAAAAATGCCGTAATACTTGGGCGCTCCCTGCGTTGTTGTTAACGGATACGCCTGACGTATGAAGTTTACGTCTTTAAAAATAAGATACTCAAAGCCAGAGTTGTCGATAGCCAGAGAGTAGGGTGTCAAAAAGTCTGTAGGCATGATGAGGTATTGATTACCGCTTGCCACAGACCCAGTAACATTCTTACGAAAATCGGGAAGTTGCACTGTCTTCAGGATTTTGTCTTCTGCCTGCGTGATAATTGTTGGCAGGTTATTGACAAAGCTGGTTTCATTTGACTCGCAATAATCTTGTATTGCCTGCTTTAGAGAGGTAAACGTAAACGCCATCAGGATGTCTCCACCGTTACGCGCCCAACAGCACCCGCCATATCAAGACCGACAGTTCGGCTTCCAAGCGCCGTATTGCCTCCCCCGACAGGATCGAACGCAGAAAGCGCACGACTTTCGTCAAGACTGTTGTCGGGCCTAGGAAACCTAAGCGCCTGTGGATCGTTCGCATTGACATCCCCCAACTTCAGCTGAGGCTGGTCCTGATCTACAACGTCTCTGCCAACCAGCAGACCGTTCCAGCGGCCATCCTCAATCTGTCTTACCAAGTCGCGCAGTGGGTATCGAAAACCTGTCCGATCACAAAACCCAAACGCCTTGGAGCCTTTGGCGTAGCTACTCATAAATTGTTATACCCACCGGGAGCCATATAAAGCGATGCTTTTTCTCTAGATGCGTCTGCCGCTAAATTCCACTGCTCCTCATACACCTCTCTGAGTGCCGGCGCCAAAGATATCGACTCAGGCTTCTTGCTCGCTATGTAATAGGCCAGACCCGCCACCATGCACGGCAAATACCGCGCTGGCACATCCATGTTGTTAGAGGCTGGCTTTCCGGTGTCCTCTATTCTGTCTAGGTAGTAATACGCAAATGTGTAGGTAGTTGTTGCGTCTGGCACAGGCCAAAAGTGCAACGTCAGTCCCGCAGGCTTGCGCTCGACGTAATATTGCAGTGGTCTGCCCTGAGTCAGCTTGTTGGTCTGGTGGGCATACTGGCTCACCGAAATTCTCTGCATGGTCAGGTCAGATTGCTTTGAGGTGTCGCCTGCATCAGTACGCAACAGACCCTCAACGATGTCTTGTTTCTCCGAAGTCAGGTCGTAAGACGAAGTGCCTGCGGTCAGCGTCTGCGTAGCATCCCTTACTGTCCACAAGTTAAGACCACGGTTCTGCCACTCCAGCATCAACAAATCCAGACTGCGCCGTGCCGTCCGGTAGTCATAGCCGCTTCGTAGCTCAGATCCTGCTCGCTCGAACGCCTCTTCAAATATGTCTGACAAGTCAAGAGTAAAGGCTGTCGTTCCGCTAGTCGCCATCAGACCTTCCTTCCTCTCGTTCTACCCCTACGAGCCAAGCCGTTCCTGCACTTAGCCGCCTTGATCTTTTTTGACTTGGGCGCATTTTTGATCTGCTTGCCCATCTGCGCTCTGCTTATAGGCATATCATCACCAGTTCTTGCAGGACCAGTAACGAGCAGACATCTTGCTTGGCGGCTTAGAGTCGCACTTGTGTCTGGCACGGAAGGACTTGCGCCGCCCCGGCTGGCTCTTCTTGATCTTCATATTCTTGTCGCCATAGCGGATAATTTTTTCTTTGCCATCCTCGCATGCCTTGACCATAAACTTCTTTTTGGCGTGGCTGGGCGTTCGCTTTGGCTTGTTACACGACATGGACTTTTTATTGACCTTGCCGCCAGACTTGTAATACATCCGCATTACTTTCGATGCCTCGACGTTTTCTTGGCAACTTTCTTGGGTTGCTTTGAGTGTTGCTTACCCTTCTTGGTATCTGCGCGTTTTTTTCGCGTAGTCGCGGCATACTCTTTGTCGGATAAAGACTTGATGGCCTTTTCAGGAAGATAACGCTCACCCGTGGCTTTTTTGCCTTGGGTGCTGGGCTTGCCAGACTTGGTGCGCCACTTCTGTTTAGTCCAGTTTTTTAAGGACTTTTGAGACTTTTTAAGAGCCACGCTTGGATTTTGCCTTTGCTTTAGGCTTTGGCTTGGCCTTTTTCATCATAGACCTTTCAAGCGTGTCAGCCTGACCAGCGTGTAGCTTAGACGCTTTTCTTAGCTCTTTAATCATTTTGCGCTTTTTAGCATCATTAAACTCATGCATTAGTCTCTGTATCCTCCCCCAGCTTTCTTGTAAGCGGCGGCAACCATCTGCGCCTTACGCGCCGACCACTGCCCCGGCCTACCGCCCTTACCGCCAGCCTTTATTCGATTGAATATACGCTTGCGGAGTCCGGGCTTGGTGTAGTTTCCAGCCTCGTTGACGCGAGACTTGGACTTCTTAGTTTTGCCGCCTTTCTTGTAATACTGTCTCATTAGCCGTAATTCTTCTTGAGTTTCAGAACAACAGAGTATGTATCGGTATTGCTGGCGCCTGTGGTGGTAAACAGGATGTCACCTGTCTTCCCAGACGCGGCGGCATTGTTGGGCAGGCCTACAAACTCCGAAAAGTCTAGTGTGTCGCCATAGTCAGCAATTAGTTCCCATGCCAAAACATTGGTCGTTGCATCGCAAAAAATCTGCACACCCATGCCCTTGGTTGTATACCAAATGCACTCAATGTTAACGCTGGTACAGGCGCCTTTACTGACAGGGTCTGCACTGAGAGCAGACACATCTACCTTGGCAACGCCAGATTCACCTGTGCCATCGCTGACGTTGGTGAAATGCATGATTGCTGTTCTGGCGCCGTCCTCAATAATTTTGGTTGTGACTACATCAGCCATCTTGTCCTCCAGATAAGGGGGCTATGCCCCCGTCAATTTATGATGCGTCTGAAGAACTGGATATGCCA